CGGAAATCTTCGTCGCCGCGAGGTCGGCGATCTGCGCGTTGGACAGTTGGCCCGTGACCTTTGCGGCGGCGAGACCGGCAATTTGAGCGTCGCTGATTGTGCCGCTGATATCCGTGGAGGGTACTGCAGACGTCCACGCGCTGCCGGTGTACCGATAGAGCTTGTTATCGGTAGTCAGGAACACCATGCGCCCAGCGAACAGGTTCGTCGACGGCAACGTGGCGACGATCTCGTAGCCCGTCTTGACCTTGGAAACCGAGAACACGCGGGTGTATGTGACGCCACCGTAGACCGCCGACAGGGTCAGAGTGCCCGTATCCGCGCTCATTGCGGTGACACGGTAGTGCCCCTTGGGCTGCCCGCTGACCGGCGTATTGGCTGCCGTGTTGATGGTTCCTGTCAACCCACTCGCCGTTGCGGAAAGCGTGGCCGAGGCCGTTACATCCGTCGTGCCGCTGTACACCAGCAGTTGCCCGTCAATACCTGAGAACGACGGCACGCTGCCATCAGCGTATGCAAAGACCGTCGTTGCCGCGTTCGAAAGCGTCACATCGACGGCGTTGACACCGTTCGTGCCGTTTGTCCCGTTAGTGCCATTGGTGCCGTTCGTACCGGCACGCGCCTTGGCAACGGTGAACTCCTTGGTGATCGACTGACCGTTGTAGGTCGCAGTGATCGCCAGCTTGGCGTTGTCGGCGCTTGCGGCGGTGACAGCGTAGTAGCCCTTGGGCTGCCCATTCGTGGGCGTATTGGCGGCGGTGTTGACCGCCCCGGTGCAGCTAGTCGCCACAGAGGACAGCGTCGCGCTGGCGGTAACATCGGTGTTACCGTCGAACACGGTCAGCGTACCGACTGCGGTGGCAAACGAGGTGACGGCACCAGCGGAGTCCGCGGCGAGCGAGACAGCCTCGTTTGTGATGTTCAGCGCCAGCACACGGTTCAACGCCGTCGCGCTCACGCCAGAGGAGAACGCGCCCTTGTTGCCGCTCGTATCGACGGACTTCAGCCAGTAGTAACGCGCCCCGTTAGCACTCTCCAGTCCGAGCCGGTCGTAAGTGCTAGCGGTAACCGTGGCGAACAACGTGGCGGTCGCCGAGTTGTTGACGGTGTTCTCGTATATCTCCGTTTCCCAGAGGTCGGTGTTGGTGGGGTTGGCCCACGCCAGCCGAATCCCTCCCGGGATCGCGGTCGCCGACACGCTCGTGGCGACACCCGTAAAGTTGGTCTTGCCCACCACGGTGTGTTCCACGGTCGTCGACCATGTACCGCTTGCGCCGGACTCCGTGATCCCGCGGCTCCGCAGCTGGTAGATGTCGCCGACGACGACACGGTCGATATACGCGAACGGGTTCGCCCGCGGCATCGGAACCACGCTCCACGCCTCGGTATTCTTGATGCGGTACTGCACCTCAAAGGAGGCGATGCGCTCGGCGCTTGTCCCCTCGGGCTGCTGCACCCCCACGAAGATGCGGTAGTTGAGCGACCCGTCTGCGTTGACCACCACAACCGAGTCATCGGAGCGCAGCGTGCTGATATAGACCGGTGGCACCTCGCCAGAACCGGGGCTACTCGTGCTGGTCAGATACGAGTTGAACGCGGGAATCGTGCCGGTGTCGGCGCTGTACACACCGTCCTGCGCGTCGACGAGCGTGACGGTGACGTTGAAGTCCTCGGCAGGCTCAATCTTCCGCACAAGCATTGGGGCGGTGACCGACGTCGAAGTGCCAAACATCACGAGGTCACCAACCGCCGGTGAGTTCACCGCAGTTGTTGGCGTCGTGATAGTCAGGACAGAAGCATATCCAGTCCCCGGATTGTTGACGGCTTGGAACTTGGTCGCGCCATCAGACTTGCGCGTCCGGATTGCGTACGAGGTGCCAGTTTCGAAGTACACATCATCGTCGAGTGTCACCGTAGTGACGTTGCCGCCGCTCGTCGTGACCGACTTGACCCGCGACGCCATGATGCCAATGCCAATCGCATCGTGTGAGAACATGACGAGGTCGCCAATCGTGCAGCGCAGCGCTTCGATGTCCATTTGGACCGTGTGCTGCTCCGGGCGCAAACGCGCCACCGCCATGTGATAGCGTGCTTCCCGATACGCCTGCGTCGCTGACGTACACCCGACAAGCTCAAGCGTTTCGAACTTGGTCGCGTTTGCGGCGGTGTATCCGTCGTAGTAGACGACCCGCTCGTCCTGCTGATACCCGTTGTCCTTGTTGATGAACAGCACGCGGAAGGCGTGCGGGTAGTCGAGGAATACCTTTGATCCGCTGTACCCAGAGGAGTTTCGCGGAGTGATGTGCTGAATCGGCACCGTCTGCTGGATATCGCGGACGACCGAGTGCTTGCCATCTCGCATCGTGTACAGGCCGCGGGCGTTGCTCGCTATGGTGCGAAGCGCCTCAATGATGGAACCGCCTTCAAGCACGCCGTTGAACGTCCAGCGTGGCTCGTTGGTACTCGGTGCCGTTGCGTCGCACGCCGCTGCCCAATTGGAGATGGCGGTCAGATCGATGCGCGAATCAGGGAGATAGGTTTCCCCGCCGCGCCGACGAAGGATGTCGGCGAACGCCCACGCTGGGTTAGAGGTCTTGGTGTACGTCCACGTCCCACCG